GACCTCTGAGCGTTCGTTCGAAGAAGAAACCAAACTCTCTGGCTTTTCGGCTGCACCTGTTAAGAACGAAGGTTCTGCAATTGCATACGACAACGCTCAGGAAGCTTGGACTGCTCGATACAACCATGAAACCATCGCACTAGGGTTTTCCCTAACGGAAGAAGCAATTGAAGATAACCTGTACGACTCTTTGTCGGCTCGTTATACAAAGGCTCTCGCCCGCGCAATGGCTTACACCAAGCAAGTTAAGGCTGCTGCTGTTCTGAACAACGGCTTCTCAGCGTCCTACGTGGGCGGTGACGGAGTTGCACTGTTTAGCAACGCACACCCCTTGGTTGGCGGTGGCACCAACAGCAACATTCCTTCGACCCCTACAGACTTGAACGAAACTTCGTTGGAAAACGCAGTTATTCAAATTGCTGCTTGGACCGATGAACGTGGCCTGTTGATTGCTGCTAAGCCTAAGAAGTTAGTCATTCCTCCTGCACTTCAGTTCGTTGCAACTCGTTTGCTCGAAACAGAATTGCGTGTTGGTACGGCTGACAACGACATCAACGCAATCAAGAACAACGGTTCGATTTCGGAAGGTTACACAGTTAACAACTTCCTGACCGACACCAATGCTTGGTTCTTGACGACTGATGTGCCTAACGGCATGAAGCACTTTGTTCGTACTCCTTTGTCACAGTCGATGGATGGTGACTTTGACACAGGCAACGTGCGTTACAAGTCACGCGAACGTTACAGCTTCGGCTGGTCGGATCCGCTCGGCATGTACGGTTCTGCTGGTTAAAGATTGGGGGCTTCGGCCCCCTTTCTTTTTGTTTGCTTTTATTATTATTTAGAGTATTATTGTTTTAAATCTGGGAATCCCCAGCCTCACTGACCGCCCCAGCGGACGATGCAGAGACAGAGAGGCGAAGTACTGCATATACAGGAGCCTATCATGGCATCAACTACCTTCTCCGGCCCAGTCACGTCTACAAACGGTTTTATTGGTAATATTACCGGTAACCTTACAGGCAACATCGCTGGAACTGCCGAAATTACGCACACCGCTACATCGGCTATTAACGCTACAGCTACTGCAACAGCGGCAGAAGTTGCTACGGGTTATATCACTTCAACATCCGCTGCTGCTACAACAATCACACTCCCTACAGGCACAGCGCTTGGCGCGGCTTTGGGTGCGGTTCGTGGCACTGTATTTGATTTGTATGTTGACAATACCGCTGGCGCAAGCACTGTAACTATGGCTGTTGCAACAAACGGCATCTTGTCGAGCGCTGCTGCGGATACTCCCGGAAGCTTTGGTGATCTGACTATTGCTGCTGGTGCAACCGGTATTGCTCGCTTTACGCTGATGTTTGCAAGCGCAACTGCCTACGTGTTTACACGCACAGCTTAATTAGCCGCCCACTTTGGTGGGCTTTTGTGTTTATAGGAGCTAATTATGCAAACTGATGTAATGACCGCTATTGTTGCGGCTACTGGAACGGCGTATGCCGCACGAACTCGTGTACGTGGGCTGCTTGTTGTACCTTCTGCATCGGCTGGTTCAGTCGTTTTAAAAGATGGTGGCGCAAGCGGAACAACGTTAATGTCTATTGCAACAGCCGCAAACGGTGAGCCATTTAGTGTGGTGATCCCTGCTAACGGCGTGTTGTTTGAAACGAACGTTCATGCCACATTATCTAACGCTGCTGTGACGGTATTCTATGGCTAAGAAGACCCCCTCTCTGGCTATTGGTCGTGGTGAAAAGTTACCCGTATCCAAGGGGGCTGGTTTAACTGCCAAAGGTCGTTCCAAGTACAACGCTGCTACGGGATCAAACCTTAAGGCTCCACAGCCAGAAGGTGGTCCTCGTAAGAAGTCGTTCTGTGCAAGGATGTCTGGTATGCCCGGCCCGATGAAAGACGAAAGTGGCAAGCCTACCCGTAAAGCCGCAAGCTTAAAGCGATGGAAGTGTTAAATGGAAGATCAGGTTCAAACAGCTCGCGAGTTAGCTACACACGCAAATGACATCAAGCATTTGCAAGACGACATGGATAAGCTTGTTCAGGACATGGCTTCCATTAAAAGTTGCCTTGCTGAAATTCAAAAAACATTATCGGAAGCCCGTGGTGGGTGGAAGGTCTTAATGTGGGCGGGCGGTGCAGTCAGCGCCATAACCGGTGTTGTTGGTTTTGTTGTCGGACATTGGGGTAAATAATGCCAGCCACTAGCGCAAAACAAAAGAGGTTCATGGATGCCGCAGCGCACAACCCAAAGTTTGCAAAAAAAGCCGGTGTCCCAACAGATGTAGCAAAAGAATTTTCTGTTGCAAGTAAAGGACAGAAGTTTGGTCCTAATACACGCGCAGATTTACAAGGCATTAACAAACCTAAAACGGACCACGGGTCCATGAATCTTTTTAACAAAGGTGGTGTTATGAAAAACGATATGATGCAAGACAAAGCAATGGCTAAGAAAGCTGTCGGTATGCACGAAGCACAGTTGCATGGTGGCAAAAAGTCCAACATGACTAAGCTTAAGAGCGGCGGTTCTGCTTCTAGCCGTGCTGACGGTTGTGCTGTAAAAGGCAAAACCAAAGGCACAATGATTTCGATGAAGTCCGGTGGCATGAGCTGCTAAGGAATAATCATGATGGCTTCCCGTGGTATGGGTGCAATTAACCCATCTAAGATGCCCGACGGTAAGCGTAAAGCTCGCCGGGATGATACTGACTTCACGCAGTACGCTGAAGGTGGTAAAGTGAATGCTGCGGGCAATTACACAAAACCCGGTCTTCGCAAGAAGATTGTGTCCCAAGTAAAGTCTGCAGCAACCCACGGTACGAATGCAGGTCAGTGGTCAGCTCGTAAGGCTCAACTTGTAGCTAAGAAGTACAAAGCAGCGGGTGGTGGTTATAAATGAGTAGCTTAGCAAAGCCGCAACAGTCTCTGAAGGCTTGGGGCGACCAGAAATGGACAACCAAGTCAGGCAAGAAGTCATCAGAGACTGGAGAGCGGTATTTGCCAAAGAAAGCCATTGATGCCTTATCGCCTGCGGAGTATGCAGCTACAACCAAGGCAAAGCGTAAAGGTAAGGCGGCAGGCAAACAGTTTGTAGCCCAACCAAAACGCATTGCTAAGAAGACATCAGGATTCAGATAATGTCCACATCCGGCCTATCGTCGTTTAACCTAGACCTAACAGAGCTTGTCGAAGAGGCGTTTGAACGCTGCGGCAAAGAGCTTCGGTCTGGCTACGACTTAAAAACTGCTCGTCGTAGTATCAACCTGTTGACGATTGAGTGGGCTAACCGTGGCATTAACCTGTGGACAATTGAGCAGGGTCAGATCCCAATGGTCACGGGGCAAGCAATATACGCACTGCCTTTGGATACGATTGATCTGCTTGATACCGTCGTGCGTACGGGTACTGGGTCAAACCAAGTTGATATTAATATCTCGCGTATCTCTGAATCCACATACATTACGATTCCAACCAAGAACGCACAGGGTCGTCCTATTCAGGTGTGGGTAAACCGTCAGTCTGGAAACACAAACGCAAACGTTGCAACAACATTAAGTAGCGCGGTTTCATTAACAGATACAACTATTAATGTGGTTTCGGCTGCGAACTTACCAAGCCAAGGGTACATTAAGATTGATAGCGAAATTATCATGTACCAGAACGTCAGTGGTAACCAACTACTGAACTGTTTTCGTGCGCAAGCAAATACTTTTGTTGGTGTCCATTCTAATGGCGCTCCTGTGTACCAAACTTTTGTTCCAAATATTAACGTCTGGCCTACGCCAAACGCACCGGGCGATCAGTATACCTTTGTGTATTACAGGCTTCGTCGTATTCAAGATTCTGGCGGCGGTGTCTCTACACAAGACATCCCGTTTCGCTTTATCAACTGCATGGTTGCAGGGCTTGCGTTTAACCTGAGCGTTAAATTGCCGGACGTAGCCCCTGAGCGCGTGTTGTTTTTGAAACAAGACTATGAACAGCAGTTCCAACTTGCCGCTGATGAGGATCGTGAAAAGGCTTCTATACGGTTTGTGCCTCGACAACTTTTTTACTAAGGTGACGTATGCCTAGTAAATTTGCGTCAGGTAAATATGCGATTGCCGAGTGTGACCGGTGTGGTCAACGGTACAAGTTAAAAGAACTACGAAAGCAAGTACTAAAGACTAAGCTGTATAACGTCAAGGTTTGTCCAAGTTGTTGGGATCCGGATCAGCCGCAGTTGCAGTTAGGCATGTATCCGGTTAATGACCCACAAGCAGTTCGGGAACCAAGACCAGATGTAAGTTACTTGGTATCAGGTAATAGCGGTTTGCAGATTAACCAAACGGGCATAGGTCCGTTGGGAGCTGGAAGCCCTGAAGGTGGTAGCAGAGTGTTTCAGTGGGGATGGAACCCTGTTGGTGGGGCAAGCGGTTTTGATACAGGTTTAACACCAAATGACTTGATCGCTAATGGTCAGGTTGGTACAGTTACAGTTACAAACACTTAAGGAGTTAATCATGTTTAAACGTGGCGCTGATGGCGTAGCAAAGAAAGGTAAAACAGTAGGCAAGAACCTTGGTAACAGCGGTCCAACCGTTACAGCACTAAAAGGTAAAGGCACCAAGTCTTCAGGTGGCGGAAAAACAAACGCTGACATGAAAGCAATGGGTCGCAACTTGGCTAAGATTGCAGCACAGAAACGAGGTTAATCATGGCTAAATTTAGCGCAAAAATGATGGGCAAAGAGGTTGGCGATGCTGGCATCTATGCCGAGCCACACACAATGAAGGGTGGCAAAGTTAGCATGAAGGATGCGGTAAGCCGTAAGCCCGACCCTAACACCCTGTCTGCAAGTCAGATGAATCCCGGAACACTTGCTGGTCGCGTAAGCGCTGGTAACCCTGACCGTGATGATGTCAAGACAACAGGTATTGAGACTCGCGGCAATGGTTGTGCAACGAAGGGTCGTATGGCTCGCGGACCAATGGCATAAGACATGAACTACGCACAGCTCGTCACTGCAATTGAAGACTACACGGAAACCACCGAATCGGTATTTGTTTCGCAGATTCCTACGTTCGTTCAACTTGCAGAAGAGCGTGTGTACAACGCCGTACAGATTCCAGCTATTCGACGAAATGTTGTTGGTGCGTTTACCGCTAACGACAAATACTTGTCATTGCCTGCCGATTATCTTGCGACGTTTTCTTTGTCTGTTACGGATTCGTTTGGTGACCAACAGTTCTTGATTGATAAGGACGTTAACTTTATTCGCCAAGCGTACCCAAGCGCTACAGACACTGGGTTGCCTAAATACTACGGTCAATTTGCTCCCTATACGTTTATCATTGGGCCTACGCCGGATCAGAACTATGTAGCAGAACTTCACCAATACTATTACCCTGAGTCAATTGTGACGGCTGGCACGTCATGGCTAGGTGATAACTTTGAGTCGGTTCTGTTGTATGGTGCGTTACGCGAGGCGGTGATATTTCAGAAGGGCGAGCAGGACATGGTCGCTTACTATGAACAAAAGTACCAAGAGTCATTGGCTCTCTTACGAGAACTTGGCGATGGTAAGGATCGTCGCAGTGCTTACCGTGACGGACAATTGAAACTCCCGGTTCCGGGGCCTGTACGATAATTTTTTAGGAGCCTCACATGGCAATCACGCAAGCAATGGCAACATCGTTCAAGGTTCAGATCCTTGACGGCGTTCACAACTTTGGCACGGGCGTTGTCCGTGCTTCTACCGCAGCAGACACATTTAAGATTGCGTTGTATACATCATCCGCAACACTTGATGCTTCTACAACTGCGTACACGACTTCTAACGAAGTGGTTGGTACTGGGTACACGGCTGGCGGTAACACGCTAACGGTGTCGGTTGTTCCTACTTCTTCTGGCACAACGGCTTTCCTGTCGTTCTCGAATACATCGTGGTCAACTGCAACGATTACTGCCCGTGGCGCTTTGATTTATAACAGCACACAGAGCAACGCTGCCGTGGCTATTCTGGACTTTGGTTCTGACAAGACATCGACCGCAGGTACATTTACGATTGTGTTCCCAACCGCCGACGCAACAGACGCAATCATTCGTATTGCTTAATAGGAGCTAGTCATGGCTCTTGTTGTTAAGGACAGGGTACAAGAAACCACCTCCTCTCCGGGGACAGGTGCAGCGGTACTGCTCGGCGCTGTTACGGGTTACCAAACCTTTGGCGGCGTCATGTCCAATGGCGACACAACGTACTACACGATTGCAGACCAGAGTGGGTCGCGTTGGGAAGTAGGTATTGGCACTTATATTACCAGTGGTAACGAGATTGCTCGCACCACAGTCCTTGCGTCATCTAATACCGGAAGCACGGTTAACTTTAACAGTGGCACACAGGTTATCTTCCTAACCTACCCCGCTGAAGTTTCTGTCTACGCTTCGAACTCACCGACTCTTAATTACGTGTTAACTGGTCAAGGCGTTGGCACTCCTCCGGTTTGGGCTGTAAATGCTGGTGCTACGGCTGACGATGCGTACTTTTTATCTTACATGATGGGCTAACATGGCTACTTATACAAACGTCTCGTACGCCGCCAAAAACGTTGGCACATCTGCGGCTACGCTTACCACAGTACCTTCCGCAACCACGCTGGCTATTGGTAGCTTGGTGGTGTCTAACACGACTGCTTCGCCAATTACAACAAGCGTGTATGTCACACGGTCTGCGGTTGATTACTACTTGGTCTACGCAGCAACGGTTCCAGTGGGTGGTTCGTTGGAAGTTATTCAGGGCAACCGGATTACTTTACTAGCTGCGGATGTACTGAAAGTTATTAACAGCGCAGCAAGTTCTGGTGATGTTTGGGTTTCTGGCTTAACGGCGGCATAACATGGCTTTCATTGGCAACACCTCAACGACACAAAGCTTCGCCCCAGCTATTGATTACTTCAATGGTAACGGCTCGACTACAGCTTTCACGCTCTCACGCCCTGTTGCGTCTGTGGCGCAGGTGCAGGTGGTTGTTAACAACGTAGCACAGAACCCAAGCTCAGCCTACACGGTAAGCGGCAACACCATCACATTCACCTCTGCCCCGTCAGCGGGTACGAGCAACATTTATGTCTACTACACAAGCCCAATCACGCAGGTTGTGCAGCCTTCGGTTGGAACAATTGCTAAGCTGCAACTAGACATAGCAAATTTAAACGGCACTGGGGCGCTACAGCTTCCAACCGGTACGACAGCCCAAAGACCTACAGGCGCAACTGGGCTTATCCGCCAAAACTCCACAACTGGAAACCCAGAGTGGTATGACGCTACAACTTCATCTTGGCTGCAATTCTCGCAACCTGCTGGGTACAGCGTTAGCTATTTGGTTGTGGGCGGCGGCGGCGGTGGTGCGGGAACTGGTGGCGGTGGCGGCGGGGCAGGTGGGTTACTTACAGCATCAGTGTCTTTATCTTCTGGTACGGCTTACACCATTACAGTAGGCGCAGGAGGTGCAGGTGGGCCGGCGGTCACAACAACTAATACTGGTACATCAGGAACAAATTCAGTTATTTCTACCATAGCTACAGGCATAGGTGGAGGCGGGGGAGGTAGTAGTTTTACTGGTTTTGCCACAGATGGAT